CATTAAGCGCATCAGTTGCTATCGAGTTTATAATGCTTGAGCTATATAACTTTCTCTTATCCGGTTTAGTATCACCATAGCGCCCACGACCCGGCAATAGAAACTCTGAAATATCTTTCCACTCAGTTTCCCAATCAGCCCGCTCTTGCTTAGCCGCTTCATAAAACGAAGATACTTGGGCAAACGTATAATCGCTCATGGCATCGCTATAAGAGATTGGTTAGTTGTTTCAGCCTCTTCATAATCCAGGAGAGGGCTCGAATGTACCGAAGTTCCGAAATTTATCCGCCTGGCGGCGTCAAGATCATATTGCGCCTTTGCACGCGCATCGAGCTCCGCTTTCGCCGCATCCCAATCTACTTCAGGTGGCTTATAAACTTCCGGAGTATCGCCAATCAGGGATTGTTGCATCGACGTCATAGCTTGATTATATCCGGCCATCGCGTTATTCATCTGCGCCATCATTTGGGACAGCATAGCACTTGTCGCCCCAAAACCTTCTTCAATAGTAGAGCTGGTTTGCTGAATAGGCGGCGCAGGCATATTTCCAGACTTACCCATAACTTATCCCAAAAGGGCCTCCTCTTCGTCATCCAGCGTCGCCAAAGTAGCCAAGCGAGGTACGCCTTTACCAGTAGCGATAGTCGTCGAGGTATCAGGCTTAGTCTGATCAGTGAAATTCTTAGCGTTACCTCTAACAATATCCCATGTGCCAGAGAAGCCTTCTGGAGCGCCCCATTCCTTAATAAGTGATTCCAATTCACGCTCAGAGCCTTCGCCCCAGAGCGTGGCAAAATAGTCACTAATTCTGCCCGCTTTCTGCTCATCAGTTACATTAAAGTCTACGCCCATAAGCCGCGCAGTCGAGGCTTCTTCGTTAAGCTGCTGCGTTATATAATCTGTCGCAAGCGACGCATTCGTGAGCCGCTCAGAAAACAGCGTATCCCGCCGTTTAATACCTGCCTCACGCCTCGCCGCTTCTTCTCTTGCCGCACGATCAATTTCAGCTTGTCGCATCTGCTGCTGAAACTGTGCCGCCTGCTCCTGTTGAGCCCTTGCCATCATAGCCATCATGGCCTGCATCGATTGCTCAGACTGCTGCCTCTGCTGCGCTGCGCGGGCCTCAGCCTGCGCGGCTGAATATCCGTACTGATAATAGGAATAGAGTGGATGATTAGTGTCAGTTGCTGTAACTGGCTGCCCCGATTGAAAGGCGCTATACCCTTCATTATAACTACGCTGCTGTGCATCTGCACGCGCACTACCGCCGCCGCTACCGCCCATGGTATTCTCCAGTAGACATTACTAAAAACTGTGCATCTGTTAATTTTCCAAGGTAGTGCTGCGCCGACGGCAACACTCCTATATTCGTAAACCCAACCTTTTCTGCAAACTTTATCGCGGCCCTATTCTGCACCGGTATCAAACCTACCAGCGTCGATACGTACCGACTTCCATCATCTTTTTTCCATGTGTGCAGCGCCAACATACACGCCTGCCGGCCAACACGTATCTTTTCTCTAAGACACAATTCCGTTGGATGAAAGCTAAAGTGCGTAGCAAACATTTTACCCGACAAATAATCCAACGAGAATTCACCGACAATCTTATCCTCAAGAACCATATAATATACATGACGAGTACACAGCATTACATATACGTCTTGCCATGTCGGATCTACTTTATCGCACAACCGGTGTTTCAGCAAGTCATGCATATATAAAACCTGCCAGTACTCTTCCACCTTATGTGGATCTAGTTCTTTACCTGCTACGATTTGTAGTGAATCCATAATACCTTTTATTCATATATCCCAAGGGGTTATACTCGGCGTTTTCCGCTTCAGCTTCATACGCCATATCAACCAATCGCCCTGCCTGATCCGGCCTTAAGCCTAAATGTTCCAGTTGAATCGGCATGGGATCCGTCTCGTCAAACTCCTCAGCGTGCGTAAGTATAAACGCATCTGCTAGGTCCGTAGATCTAAATCCACGCCGACGCAGCGACTTCTTACTTTCAACCTCAAGCTTACCTCGATCATTTATCGTATACATCGGCGCGGTTAAATCACGTATAAAATCTTCATCCGCAGGTAGCGAGGGCTTAAGCGGCGAGGCAATATAATCCTTCGCTCGATTCCACATCTCGTCTTTCTTAAGCCGACAAAGCTCATCATACGACGCGCCGCCGAAATCTACTGAAAACACCCTATCCTGATAGCCCAGCTGATGCAATCTCGACCAAACCGCCTCACCCCGGCCGGCATCAATAAAAGCCGCGTGCGGCTTCCATTCTTTAATTACCATCGCTACACGCGAAGCCAGCGCCATCGGATCCTTACCCTGATATACTTCAAACGGAAATACCATTCGACCTTGTCTGCGAGCGATAACCGCTCTATCGCCTTTTTCTGCATATGCCGGATCCACACCAACTATCCGCGGAGCAAACTTATATGCAGACTCAGGCAAATCAAGTCCAACACACGGTTTAACAATATCCAGAGGTATAAGTGTTTCCTCCGTTGAAGCCGTCCAAGATGTATAGTACTCTTGTTCTATTAGCGATTCAGGCATACCCGCATCGCGCTCAGCCTGAATCGCTTCTTTTGACGGATAACCAGTATCGTCTGCAGTCAGCCGCTCGTAAAACCAACTGGCGTTATTTTTAGCCATCTGGGCCATACTATAAAAATGGTTCATTCCACGAGGAGTGCCATTAAACAAAGCCCAACCGCCATTCTCGGACAAGATGGGCCGCATATAGCCCCATACGACATCTTTATGCAAAGAGTATTCAGTGAAGACTATTCCAAGGGGATTTGATCCTACTATCGCATCTACGTTGTCGGATCCCAATAGCTGGATCATAGACCCATTTACTAACCATAGCTTCATTATCTGATCCAGCTTACGTGTTATAAGCTGACTCGGAATATAATCCAGGAAGCGCTTGCCGGTACCATCCATACCTTCCCAGATTATAGTTCTAACCTGAGTTGCATATGGCGCAATATAAAAGTATAAGCCCGGGCGCTGCATAGCTTTCGCTGTCAATATATTTAGCGCAACTAGATCTTTGCCATCGCGTCTGGGCCAGACTGTAACTGCGCGTAGCCCGGAGCGCTCTTGCATCATATAATTCCATAGGGGCTTCTGATAGTCCCGGAATTTTAATATTGGCAAAGATATATCTGTCATACCTGATTTTGAATCAAAACGTTAAAAGTTGGAGCATCTTTACCTGAACCCTGCTTATCTTTAAGCGCTACTGACAACTGATCTGCCAGCATAAGAGGATTACGTGATTGCAACTTGTCAACTGCTTGTATTAGTGATAATAATTGGTTAGAAGCCTTATCACCTGTTTCTTCGATAGCCTCTACAATAGCAAAAGCTTTATTGATAAAGGCATGTTCCAGTTGGGCGTAAAGAGCTTGGTTTTCTATTTGTCGTACCAAAGCTACAATCGACAACTTACTTCGCGTAGTCTCTTCCAACTGCTTCGCGAAGGTATTTATATCTGTAGTTGTCGCTAAAGCGGTACACTCTACTCGACGTTCCCATTTTTGAATCGTCTTCGTATTTTCCAGGGCTTCAACTGGTATATCATACCGCCGTGAGAGCGTCTCTAGATCTTCGCCCAACAGCTCATAATCGAATCGGCAAGCTCTAACAATATCCAACATAAATTGTCTTCCTCCTTCTACTTATTATACAACGTAAAAATAAAAAGTACACAAAAAAGTGCGTTTTACGTAATTTACATTTTTACGTGATTTACCGTCCGTGTAAAAGTCGATCCAAATTTTCGTTTTGGGTATTTGGTGACCATCCGTGTAAAAGTCGATCCAAATTTTCGTTTTGGGTATTTGGTGGCCATCCCAGACAGACATTTTTACCGTTCGTGTAAAAGTCGATCCAAATTTTCGTTTTGGGTACAAATTGACCATCCCAGACAGACGGTTCACCTGTATTTTCCCCCGGGGCCCCCCAATCCAGGGAACCAAATAATCTGCTGTGAGATAATATTTATATAGGTAGAATATTAAAATAAAACCATCAACACCACACAAGGAGGTATTGGATGATTGGAAAACTAGCCGTAGTTTTCACACTCGCAGGCCTAGTGTTGGGCCTGCTCATGTACAACTTACTCATGTAGGAGGACAACATGACAGTTGAAGAGTTCAACAACTCAGTTGAGAAGTTTGAAATAAACATGCCGGAGATGACACCGGAGAACAGGCTCGGCGTTCTGATTAAGCTTACGCGATGCAGACGTGAGATTACCGGAAGTGCGCATGGGATGCCTGAGCTTCTAATAATACTAGAGCGGAGCACTGAAAGCTACGCCCGCCTAAGCCTCTACAGCGAGGTCTGCAGCCACTTGTATATCTACGATAACTAAGGAGATTACCATGACAAAGCAAGATGCAATCAAAGCAGCCGAAGCTACAACCAACGATAGCCCAGACATCACCATTAGTCTGAGTGACTTCGCTAAAGCTCGCAAAGCCCTGGCGGCAGAAACCAGTTGGAAGTGGAAGATCTTGACGTTCTTGAAAACGAATCAAGGTAGCTCAGATCTGCAGATCTACGAAGCCACACGCGGTCCAGCTCCTGAAGAAGCCAAGGCTAAGAAAAGCTTGGCAAGCCAATACACGTACTTGAGGGACGAGGGCGCCCTCATCCTAAAGGAAGAAGGTAAGGTATACGCGGTAACTGAGCCCTACAAGGGCAAGATTAGAGTGATACCCGGTATGGAGGACCGGGCAAAGCAACTAGGTCTGATCTAAACAGACCTTAAGGGCGTCGCAAGGCGCCCTTAAAAAATTTTGCTAAAAACCGGGGGAGATTAGAGTGCGTCATAATACTATAAAATCGATGACGATTTACCGATTCTAGCTGCCCGTGCCGCCCATCACACCCTGCTCCACACTTAACCATGCCACAAACGCTATGTACCAGGGTACCTCCGCGGCTATCGCCTTCCTAAAGTGCAGTCTCTGCCCATACGATCCTAGCTGTCCGTGCCCCGCGGCCGCTGCTGCCATTCAACCTGCCATATCAACCCCCTATCCCCGCACTCCACAGCCCCACAAAGCGCATGTGCCAGGTTAGCTGCGGCCAATGCTCTAATTCGTGATGTAATTCATCAAAGATTCTTGGGTAAAGTTTAATGGAGTAGAAAGCCATGTTCCAGGGTATGCGACCAAAATTGTAATTGAGAAGTTGTGAAATACAGTATTGTACTTCACATTAAAATAAATGCAATAAAAACAATAGTTTATATAATAAATATGTGAAAATGAGAGAATGTGAAGTTTTCTTTATTAATTGTAGATTGTTTGATTTAGGTATGTAAACTCTGGCAGCTGGCAGAGTATGTAAAATATATAATATATATATAATATATATATATAGTATAAGGAAACTTCACATTTTCACAACTTCACATTTTCGCGCAAAATACGTAGTAAAATCATATACTTAGCGTTTTTCACAAAATGTGAAGTTTTTTTTGCTTCACACTGAAGCGTGTAAGTATTTGAAATCATTACAAAAATTCTTCACAAAACTTCACAAATTTAAGTACTTGATTTTATTACGTATTGTTTTACACGAATATAAAAACGCAATAAAGCTATTTTTATGTTTACAAAACTATAAAACTATGTTATTATATATTTATATTTGAAGCTGCATTTATGGAGCTATACAAGACAATTAAGACAAAAGGAGTCCACTTTATGCACACACTGGAACATGCTCTGGCAAATACGAAAGCGTATTCTAACGCTTCGACAAAGGACCAAGTACAGAAACGTAAATTAACATTAGACGATGTGGCAGAAATAGAATTGTGCTACGTATTAGGGCATCCCATAACAAAAATAGCGCAAGAATTTCCGCAAGTATCATATACAGCTATTCGGAGCAAGATTAAGGCGCTTAAGATAGAGCCCCTGGCACATGACGCGGTCCTTGAGTTAGCACAACAGTATGACAACAAAGAGGATTTGTACGAGAGGCTAAGGTATGAGGGCCGGAAGAAGTACTATGAGAGCCAGATTACTAAAGCCCAACGTATGCTTGAAGCCCTCAAAGCGCAGGAGGTTTGTTAATGTCTACGTCTACGTTAACCCATGCACGGTTTGACGCCTCAAATACTACCCTGGTAGATAGCTTGAATGAATTAGTACCAGATCCTGCTTTTGTGACATGGACACCTATCAAGCGCACGCTTAAGAATAAGACTAAGATATTAAAGAAGCCCGATCAATTGACTAATGATCCAACACAGCACCTAACCATTCATGACGCCCTTAGCCAATCGGATAAGATCGGATTGGTTATAAACCTTAGCCATGATATCATCGCTTTAGATCTCGACAATGTGTCGCTTTACGATGAGTCAATCATGCCGCTCCTCCTGGAACATCCCACTTATGTAGAATTTTCGCCGTCAGGTAAGGCTGATCATTATAGAATTCTATATACAGTCCCCAAAGGATTCAAACATGAATTCGCCCATGGAAAGCTGATATTACCAACTAAAGACGGCAATATTGAGATTTATATTCGCAGTCAGAATTACGTAACATTAACAGGAATAACGCCACCAGATACAACAATCCACCCAATTGCGCAATTACCCCTGGAATATTTCGATTTCCATCGGGAAAATCACACGCCTCTGTCGAGGTTGCTATCCGCAGATGTGGAAACTCAGAGGCAGAAAGCGGTCGAAGAGGAAGCGAGTGCGAATGCGCCGTTAGAGATGTCGGATTTGTCGAGAAAAATACTCAGGCAAGTGTCGACAAAGATATGGCTGGATACTGTGCCGTGTGATGAAAAAGATCAGCGGGTATTAAGGTATTGCCATAAACACAGCATAGATTATTATACCTACTGGCTTACAGGACTAATGGCGATTCATGCGCTGCTAGGGCCGATAAATGGTTTACCTGTGGCATTGGAATGGTCGAGAAGTGATCCAGAAAAATGGGATTCAGAGAAGTTTGATGCGACATGGACTTCGTTTGCACATGATCCACCCATCGAAGGAATTACCGCTGCTACATATTTACATATGTACAACGAGATAGCCTTTAATTGGCCTGTTCTGGATGCTAAAGGTAGGCCTGTCCTGACTAATTACGAAAATTGGCGGTATTTTTTAGATTATTTGCAAGTATCATTCGCGATTGACCCGCTATCGAAGACACTGCTAATTGACGCGCCTGACCATATTTTATACCCACATATGTTCAAGTCGCCGCAAGAAAGATACCGACAGTATAATGTATCTGCTCTGGCATATGCGCACAGGTTATCAATTCTGGCTACACAATATCGAATACAGCTGCATCCAACAGAGATAATGACCCATCTGTCGGCAATGTTAGCTGATGTTGAGACCCACCGCGCCCCGAAGCCGCTATTACAGCTTTGGCTTGAATCGCTCCCAGACTACGATCCTAAGACAGAGCCAGATTATATAAGCCAGTTGTGGGGCGATTGTATATTAAATACTGATGAGGATCCAAAACCTGATCGTGAAACTAGAATACAGATAGGACGGCTATGGTTTTATTCGTTGATGCGTGGTTTGATTTCACGATACAAAAATGCGGGCGCGGAATTTATGATAATTTTACGTGGTCCGCAGAGGACAGGTAAAACGACGTTTGCTAAGCAGTTGCTTCCTGGAATATTCGAGCATTTATATACTGAAGTTACAGCGATGACATTGTCTTCGAGACGAACAGCGTCGTCGATGAAAGACTACTTTCAGCAGATTTCGTCAGCTCTTGTGGTAAATATTGATGAAGGCGGTTTCTTCTTTGGGTATAATCAAGAGTTTTCAGACTTCGCCAAAGCGGAGGTTACATCAAACGTGCTCGATGTGCGGCTGCCTTATGGCAGAATCATGTCTAAAATGCGTCGATTAAATTCTATTATACTAACGACAAATGACGAGAAATTGGCGCTACCTCGCGAAGGTTCACGGCGGTATATGGTTATGAATATGACAGGCTTGGATCATGATTTGTATAATTCAATTCCACGAGATAGGCTATTTCGCCAAGCGTTATACGAAGTAAACCAATATAAAGAGGCAATGCCACCCTGGGCGCCCCCGCAAGAGCTACTCGACTATATCCGCGGGTATTCAGCGGATCACCAGAAAACGACTAATCTAGAAGAATTGCTTATGGCGATATTTGATTTTTCGGAGGAAGGTTTTGCGAATGCAATATCTGCCCTGGAAAATTACAAGGGTGATTTCGAAGATGCTTGGGCAAACATGTGGATGACTGCTATGCAAGTGAGACAGTTAGCGCTCGATCGAGGGTATAATTTTTCGTTAAAAGAAACACATTATACTCTGGATTACTTGTGCCGCAGATATAACACGTTCTTACCATTCCGATTTGGGCAAACACTTATTACAGATGTTAAACATGTTAGACGGCGACAGCAGCTCTACTTTATGCCACCACGTTTCATGAGGTTCTAATGGAAAAATTATTTTTTACTTAGGCAAAATTTTTATTTACTTTTTTCAATTTTTATGCTATAATTTAATTATAGAAAATGAGGCTTAAAATTAATTTTGAAACTAAGGAGGAAATCATGATAAAAATTAAGAAAAGTAAGAAACCTAAAATCACGAGATTAGAGAAGTATGTAGCAGGGCTGCCACGGAACTTGTACGCCTGTGATTGTGTGGACAAGTACGATTACTTGCCTTCGCCTATAATGATTATTAGGCACAGCGTGTATCAGGCTTGCGGTAAGTGCCGCAGGCCGCTATCAATTGCAGTCTCCCTTGAGGAGGCTCGTAGAGTACAGGAGGTATTAAAATGAAATTATACGACATGGGAAATAATGTAGTCTTTGAGGCGCCAGTTCACACAGAGTGGGCGCTAGTACAAGCGGCTATAAAGGCTAAAATAGATTTTCGTCATATCAATCTAGAGGGTTATGAGTTGTTTCGCTTAACCTTCCAAGATGTAGATTTTACCGGTGCTAATTTAATTAGTGCCAATTGTAGACATTGTAAGTTCGATGGCTGCATATTCAGCCATACAGAGTTAGATAGCATACTACTCACCGCAGCGCGTTTTTACTCTTGCCAATTTGAAAAGTGTAATATGAGCTATATGAATGCTACGCATACAAACTTTCGTAATTGCGATTTTGACTCACCCTATTGGGCCAGAGCATTATTAAGACAAGCGTATTTCGAACGTTGTACGATATATGCTGCGCGGGTATATGAGGCAGCTATAACCAGAACAGAGTTCAAAGACTGTCGTATAATTAATACAGCGTGGGAAAGGGCGCTACAGCACTTGAATTACTTTACTACTGCGGAGGGCTAATGGAAAAATTAAAAGGAGAAAAGTCGTGGGAGGCATGAAAGGTAAACAGGCAAAGATTGATGCAGCATTTGGCCGACTAGCAGATATGACCCAGAGTGAGTACTTGCTGGCAGTCGCAGATATAGTTGAATTCTTGGATATTATGGTTGCCGAACTAAAAGACCGGCGAGCCGAGTGCGAGACGCTGCGCAATATCATCGATACCCTAGATGGTGGCGCGGTGAGTAAAGAATACACTTTGCGAGAAGTGATCGGCGATGTTGTTTTGAGCGATATTGTTTTGAGCGATGTTGTTTTGAGCGATTGGTCACGATGGGTTGCGGTAGATGCGAACGGTGAGGTGTGGGAGTACGCCAAAAAACCAACTATCACCAATGATATGTGGAATTGCTTGGAAAGTCGCAGACTCGGGTACATCGGGAAAGTCGCGCCACCGCTTAACTTCGAAAACTGCATTTGGGAGATTAAAAATGGAAACTAAGTACGCCAGTTTGATTAAACAGCTGGAGCGAGTGACCGAGGCCTACGAGGCCACGCTCGCAGTGGCAAAAACAATGGCGGCTGTAGTCAATCAGTATGATGATGTTTTAGGCGTCTACGGCGGAGTCGGATACTATGGCGATGATCTCGAGAAAAATCGCGCAATCCATGTTACATCAGACTGTTTTGCACAAGCTGCTATTGACTGCGGTTCTGGTTTTAAAATGGAAGAACAAGGGGAGTACACACGCTTCGATTGTAGCATGTTCGGCTACCGTGTTTTGGCTCTGTTTAGAGACGATGAGCAAGGTTACGCAGAGCTGAAGGAAAAGGTCGAAGCTGATACAACTCACTATGCCATAGATAAATGAGGTACCTATTATGATGCCCCCGGGACTACATTCAGCTATTAGTCCATCTAAGCTGCATAGGTACTTAAAGTGCCCTGCCGCGTTTACCTTGGAAAATACCTTACCTGAAGGCCCGTCTAGCCCGCAAGCTCAAGAAGGAACGATATTGCACGGACTAACAGAAAGAGCAATATACGAGTATTTGCCAAGATATATCTTACCAACGTCCTCTGAAATGGCCGAGTTTCTTAAGTGTGATATCGAGCACGCCAACCTGGTACATTCCTGTTATGAGGAACTATTGAACGTATACGAGCCGCACATGGAATGGCTCGTCGAGCATACGGTGCATCTAACCTACTATGATGCTCTTCTGGTACAGTGTAGTGGCACTCCAGACTTAATACTCATCGATAGACAAAATAAAAATCTGTATGTTATCGATTGGAAGTTTGGCAGTTTTGGGCCTATTTTGGTAAGAGATAACCCACAGCTACTGGCATATGCTGCGGGGGCTTTGACACTATTACCTAATCAGATGCTGGATTATTCTGTCCAAATGATAATTGCCCAGCCGAGGCTAAATCACTTGGACAAAACTACTATGCACTCCCAGGCCATTAACCAGTGGGTGCATTATACGCTTATTCCAGGTGTGCAAGAGGTATTAAATAGTAAAGCTGAAGTTAGGCCAGGCGCGCCCCAATGTGATTGGTGTCGTTTTGCGGTTAAATGCCGAGGTTTGAAAGAGTTTAGGCTAAAACAGGCTCAACGGTTATTTAGCTTACCCCTGGAACAGCTAACCGAATCTGAGCTTATTGGAGCTTATCGTGAAGCGGAATATGTCAAATCGTTAGCATCCGCGGCGATTACACGTATTCTAGATTTTGTATTTGACATAAAGGATAAAGGAGGTGATGTAGCAGGATTTAAGGTGGTAAGAGGACGGGGTAAACAAGAGTGGATGCTCCCAGAGGTTGAGTTAGTTGATATACTTGCGGAGCACGTAGATATTTCTACGCTGTATGATCCACGCTTCATGAGTCCAGCACAAGCAAAGAAACGATTGCCAAAGGAGGTCTATGAAATAATACAGAAGTATATAAAGAAAAAGCTCGGAGCACCGAAGATTTCTGCGGAGCCCGAAGAGTCTACAAACATAGAATTATAGCATTTTCTTGTTTACAAAGCGTATAGAATATGCTATAAAGTAAGTATAACTTCCCTAAACTTGTACCAAAAGGAGGTACTATCATGACTGTTGAAACTAAATCCCATCAAGAGCTTGTTCAAGAAATGATTTCTGCCGGTGAGTATACTCGCGCAGATATCATTGCAAAAGTAGGTTGCACGTCGGGCTCGTTTGCCTCATACCTTACTGCATGGCGCAGCGCTGCTAAATTTACTGGCGCGCCCTGCTATCCAATTGAAGTTGGTGAAAATAAGATTTTTCAGTTTATGACGGCAGACGAAGCAGCTAAAGTACGGCCTACCCGGGCTAAGGCTAAGGCTAAGGCTAAAGGCAAAAATCCGCTGGTAACACGCGATCGTCTGGAGCAGCGAATTTTGAAGTTGAATACACGCATCGATAAACTGGAAGATGCCCCAGATTCAGAAATTAATGGACTCAAACTTACGATTGCCAAGGCTGAGCGCCGTCTGCTTGAAATTGAGTTTGAAGCTATTGTTAATTATATTGACGAGCTTGAAGATGACGTTTTTGCGGAAGTTGAAGCCGAATATGGCGCTTTGACTGCCAAAGAAGACGAACTTGAGGATGAGGCTGAAGCAGAGCTCGAGTAAACCATTTACCTGCCCGGGGCTCTACTAAAATAGGGCCCCTATTACCTATGAAACGATATTTAATTGTGGGTTTAATACCGCTACTTGGTGCGTGCGCCTATCCTATTAAGCCTGAGGTTATAAACTCAGTTGAAGACAGCCGTGCTATGGTTGCCATGGCAAGAGCTCAAGAGCGCGCTAGAGCTGTTGAAGCTAAAGAGCATACGCGGCAGCAAGTATATTCCAGGCTGGATGATCGCGATCTAATCCTGGCATATCAATCTGACGCTATGCGTGACATGAGTACAGCTCTTGTATCCGTATTGCGCACAGAGTCGCATGAAACTAATTTCTACGATTTTGCTATGGTAGATTCTAGAGAAACTAATGCCACGCGGCGCTCTGGGATAAAGACGGGTGCTTATGCGGGCGTTACTGCTTTTGGTATCGATCGCCTGGCCAATGTCATGGATACAGCTTTGACATCCGCGGGTACAAAGACTATTACTAATATTAAAGGCGATGGCAATAGTACCTCGCATACGAATTACGATACACGGGCTAATATCAGAAACGATTTAGGCACTCGTGGTGATAATTCCCCTGTGACTGCTAATAATCCACCAGTTACTGGTCCAGATCAATCGTCCACTGTCGAGATCACTGAAGCAGTTGAAGCAGCAGGGCCCTGATGTTGGGTCTTGTATTTTTGCTCTAATTTTTACATATTTACGAGGTTTACATGGACGCGAAAAAAGAATTCTATAAAGACGCAGATAAGCCTGTGCCGCTATTGGTTGACCCATATTTCTTGGGCCGGTTAGTAGAGGAGCTATCCTATGATGCCAAAAATGAGGGCGAGACGCGTATATTGGCTGCTTCAGGCGTTCAGTATCTTAGCGCAGACTTTATCACAGAAATGGCTCGTGTGCTAGCATTTGGAGCAGAAAAATACGGAGCAAATAACTGGAAGCAAGCTCCCATGGCGGAGGCTCGAGATATTTATCTTAACGCTTTATTACGCCATGCTCTAGCATATGCCAAAGGTAATCAACATTGCGTTAAAGACGCGCAGTATCATTTAGCACAGATTGCGGTTAACGCTATGTTCTTATTCTACTTTGACAAAATAGGGGAAGCCTGTGAACTTGCTGACGTATAATGATATGAAGCTCACCTGCTTAAGAGCTACAGAAAATCCTTTTGGGCTTCTTAAGCAAGCGGCTAAGTTAACTATGACAACTTCTGCGCTTATTGAAGATCGAGATTACACAGAAGAAGCGCAGATTAAATTCTTGAAATTCATTATCCAAGCGGAGCATACATCCATCCTGGAACATGTTGCTTGGACGATCTATGCTGAGAATATTTCGCGGTCCTTGTTGGCTCAGTTGACACGACACCGTATAGCTAGCTTTACCAGCGCTAGCCAGCATTATTCAGATTATTCGGATATGCCCTTTGTAGTTAGCGAAGAAGCTAAGAAATTAGTACTGATTCACGGTAGTTTACATGCAGCTAACTTTGACTATACCACTATGTTAGAAAATAACATGCTACCTCGAGAAGAGGCTCGACAGGTATTACCTAATGCTAGTGCGGTTAATTTAATGATGACCATAAATGCGCGCTCATTGCTAAATCTTATCAAGCAGCGTATCTGCAGACGCAATGTGGAGGAGATGCGAATATTTGCAGATAGGCTAGTAGAACTTATCGGGCATACATGGCCCGCGTTTGCTAAATGTTTAGGCCCATATTGCTTCTATCTTGGTAAATGTAACCAAGGTAAAATGTCATGTAATAAACTTTGGGAGGTAACGCTAGATGATATTGCCTGAGCATTTTAAGGCTATTCGTAATTTCCATTCGCGGATGCCAGGGGATAATGCTACGCCTAATGATTATATGCTGGCGCTATTCATGGAAGTAGCAGAACTTGTGGATAGCTATTCTTGGAAACCGTGGCGAGAGTCTTCGGCTATAGATATTGAAAATCTTAAAAGAGAACTAGTTGACATACACTTCTTTCTAGTTCATATAATGAATTGCTTTGGTATATTGCCAGAAGATTTAAATCAAAAATTCGAGGAGGTGATTGCTAATAATGAAAAACGATATGTAAAGAAGCCCTATACTAACCCACCTATGTTTATTAAATTAAGTTGAGGAGACTAAAAATGATTTTGACTAATGTACGATTGAATTGGGTTAAAGTTGAGCGTCCTGATGATAAAGGTAAATATGGCGTATGTATTCTTGTACCTAAGAATAGCCCAGCGGCTGAAGCTTTGCTACAAGCAAAAAACTTGGCGCTTAAGAAAGGCATTGAAACGCAGAAATTTTCCAAAGCACAATCGATGGCTTCAAACTTCAGAGCTGGAGTTCGCAATGGCGATGAAGAAGCTAAAACCGGACAACAGCCGGAATACTATAAAGGGCATTGGTTTATTAATGCCTCTAATGTAACGCAGCCTGGTATAGTTGATGAAAACAACTTGCCGGCTAATCCAAGCATAATTTATTCAGGTTGTATTGCGCATGTAGACATCAATGTGTTTCCTTACTTCAACCAAAAGGAAAATGCTCGTGGAATAACTGCGAGTATTGAGAATATTATGTTTCGTGAGCATGCTGATCGTCTTGATGGTCGGCCTACACCTAAGCCGGCTACTGAAGCGTTTGCAGCCTTCGCATCAGAAAGCGAGGAGACGCCTGATTATGATCCATTCTAGGCGCTGTAATGTATATTGTAAAGCCTTTATACTTCGCCGTATAATGCAGTGCGAGGGCGCTGAGACTGTCCCAGAAGACGTCTTAACCTCGTTACTTATTCAGGGCTGGGATATTTTTATTATACGTTAATATACAGGGTTGGGTTGGGTGGTATATAAGGAGGATAATGAAAATAATTGTAGACTTTGAAACATATAGCGAGGTTGATATAGGCTGTGGCGCGAATAAATACGCCAGTGATGACTCTACAGATATTGTATGTCTGGCATATAAAGTAGATGATAAACCCACGCAGCTATGGCTTCCAGATAAACCTGTACCACAGGAATTTTGGGATACTGAAAGAATCTATGCGCATAATGCGCTGTTTGATTATCTTATTTGGCGAAGAGTAGGTGCTCGACGCTATGGCTTTCCTGAGAGGGCTTTGGCTACATGGATAGATACTATAGCTATTGCTAATAGAGTTGGTTTACCTTCAGCCCTAGACAAGCTAAGCGTTATACTAGATTTAGGGCATAAAAAGAATAAAGAAGGCGTATCTTTGATTAAGAAGATTTGTATGCCTGATGCTCAAGGTAAGCGGCCGATAGTTTCCGAAGAGGTACTACAACGTTTTTATCAGTATTGTATTGACGACGTTGATGCCACATATGCGCTGCTCAAAGCTTTACCTATGGAACGCTTGCAGCCTAAAGAACAGAAGATTTGGCTACTCACTCAATCTATGAATCTGTACGGCTTACCTGTAGATATTGAGACTGTACGTATTCTGTCCACATACGTGCAAGAGCAAACTAATGAGCAAATAAAGCTTATGCCTAAGCTCACTAATAAGGCTGTGCAGAAGCCTACTCAGGTTAAAGCTATTCGCGATTGGTGCGCTACGCAAGGCGTGTATCTGCCAGATCTAACAGCGTCTACTGTGGCGGCTACTCTGGAAAATGCTGATATCCCAGAGAAGGTTAGACAAGTACTTGAGCTTCGTGACATGTTTGGTAACTCTTCAGTCGCTAAGTATGAAAAGATTAAAGACTATCATATAAATGGTCGAGTACATGATACGCTTCAATACTATGGCGCCCATACTGGAAGATGGGCTGGACGAGGTATTCAACCCCAGAATTTTCCAAGATATACAACTAAGAATGCCGATCAAGTAATTGACGATATTCGCAACTTCAGGCCAATTGATAATGCGCCTCTTGTGGCCAAAGGCCTTGTGCGTGCCATGATATGCGCGCCTAGAGGTAAGAAGCTTATGGTGTGCGACTTTTCTAGTATTGAGAATAGAGTAATCGCATATCTATCCGGCGATAAAGACACGCTTAAGAAATTCACTGAAGGCTTCGATCAGTATATAGATATGGCTGCATATCTATATGGCAAGCGATATGCCGATATAGATGCTGAAGGCCCTGAGCGCCAAATGGGTAAAGTAATTATTCTTGGTTGTGGCTTTGGTATGGGTTGGAAAACTTTCCAGAAGACTGCAGCTAAATGGGGCATTAAACTTAAAGATTACGAAGCAAAAGACGCTGTTGATGCTTTTCGGGCGCGTTATAATTTGGTGACGCGCACTTGGTACACGCTGTATGAGTGCGCAAAGGAAGCTGTGAGAGGGTATCCTCAAGAGTACGGCCATATTCGATATACTACAGTTGTAGATCGTAACGATCGTAACTGGCTAATATGCTATATTAAACCGTCTCAGCGCGCCATCTATTATATGGAGCCTAAAATAAATGAAGAGGGCCAGCTTACGGTTATGGGTACTAACCCATATACCAAAAAGTGGCAGCGTGACGCGCTTACGCCAGGTGTAATGCTGCAGAATCCTACTCAAGGATTTGCCAGAGATATTATGGCAGAAGGTATGCTTAATGTGGAGTATTTGTTAAACCAGGTAATGCTTATTGGCACAGTGCATGATGAAGCTATTGCTGAAGTCGATGATGAATACGCCACTCCGGCTTATCTAGATGCGTATAGCCGAGCGCTATGTCGTACTGCGGATAATCGCGCGTGGCCTGGTTTACCTTTAGAAGCTAAAGGTTACATAGCCCAGAGGTATAGAAAATGAAACGAGCGTTAAAAGACACGGTAATCACGCCTGAGGATAAGGCAAAATGCGCCTATGCAATGTATAACTTTGCAGAATTAGGCGGTTACCTTAAAGAATGTGAGACATCAGAAGAGGTATTAAAGCTACTGAAATACGCTTTGAATACTAAATCTAAATACTACATGATAACACGTATATATGGCCGATACAAAGTTCTTAAGACAGCAGAAGACTATGAAGACATCTATGCGTATGCCGCGGCAGCGGGAACGTCAGATAGAGACATATCTAAAATCAAGCGTTGAACGCATTGGAGGTTTAACCCGTAAATACGTATCTCCTGGCTATGCTGGTGTACCTGATAGGCTGGTATTTTATAAAGGCAAAATATTTCTAGTAGAACTTAAAGCGCCAGGAGGTATATTATCAGCAGTACAACATGTTGAAATAAAACGCATGGCCCAGGTTGGTATTCCTGTAATTATACTATCAAGTAAAACCGAGGTTGATAGCTTTATGAAAGATCTAGTTGATGATAGAGTTGTTAAGGTTATTAAGTGCAAACGCTGCGGCAATATTATTCAACGCTTGTTTAGCCCAGAGGAGCTTAAAGCGTATGAGGATGGTTTAAGTTCAACTGCAGATGTAATGTTTCTAACCCATAGTGTTTGTGTTGATTGTATAAATAAGGAGTAGGCTATGACTGACTTAGTAGAGATATTCGACAAGCTTCGTAATGCTAGTGCAATAGCTGATAAGATTAGATTTATACAGCATTATGCGCGGAAGAATCCTTTATTACTAGATGCGCTTAAGTATGGTATAGACCCTCAATTTGTATATGGAATTACTTGCGATGAAAAAGGTATAGGTTCAGACAAAATAACTTTGGAATTATTCAATATACTTGCTGATCTGCGAGGGGGCTACGAGCCGCATAAGAATATGGAGCTAGCGCTCTATGTACGCGGCTTAGATGCTCCAAATGCAGAACTAGCTTGTGATATTATAAATAAGAAGTTACGCATAGGAGCAAGCGCAATAACAGTAAACAAAGCTATTCCAGACTTGATCAGCACCTTTGACGTTATGCTGGCACAGCCCATAGACTTCGACAGAGTTGTATACCCTTGCTATGCTACGTACAAAATTGAAGGCCAGCGATGTATATATGACAAAGGTAAGTTCTATACTCGGCGAGGTAAGTTGTACCAAGGTTTAGATACACTAGCTGAGAAATTAAAAGGGTTTCCCAAGCTAGATTGTGAAATAATTGTGCCAGGTATGCATTTCTACTCTGGCTCGGGTAGGCTACGTTCACATGATAAAATAGATGATGCTGTGCTTTATATACTTGATGCGCCAGATATGCCGTTTCCTAGTTTTATTAGGCGCCTTGAAGCCGCCATGTATAGTCCACCTAGTAGGACTATTCAAGTAGTACCTTGGGAAGTATGCAAGAACGTAGACGAGGTGCATGAAACCTTTCGTAAAGCTCGCAACTTAGGGTATGAGGGTTTGGTAGTTCGGCCTTCAGCGTATCCATATGTAGGTAAGCGTTCGTATGATTGGATGAAGTTAAAGGCTCAAAATACAGTTGACGCTACGATTATTGATATGGAAGAAGGCAAAGGTAGACTTAAAGGCAAGATGGGGGCCATTCTTGTTAGGTACTACATAGACGATAAAGCCTATTCTACCTATGTAGGTTCAGGCTTCGCCGATGATCAACGAGCTTACATGTGGTCTTTTCGTGATTACTTTATAGGTAAAACTGCGGAGATTATATTTCATGAATACACGCCGCATGGAGCGCTTCGTGAGCCGAGATTTGCTGGAATACGCGAGGATAAGTAAATGCAGCATCGAGCGTATCAATATAGAGCTATAGCTTTTGGTAAGGACGTTAAGACGCCTTTCTTTGCTATAGATATGGGTCTCGGCAAAACATTAATAGCGTTATCTATAATAGTAGATAGCGATAAACCTTCTATGGTAATAGGGCCGCTTAATACTATTTTATATACATGGCCAGCTGAAATTGAAAAGTGGTATCCGCATCTAACCTATCGAGTCCTACATGGCAAAACTAGGAATCTAGAGGGTATAGATAAGGCTGATGTTCTTCTAATGAACTATGAGGGCTTAGCTTGGTTTGCTAAGCAGTCATGCCGATGGAAGAAACGTAATATAATCTTCGATGAATCTTCAATGGTAAAATCTCATGCAACTCAACGATTTCGGTTACTTAAGCAAATGCCAAAATTGTGGACACAGACTAAAATGTGTCTCAGTGCTACCCCCGCTCCAAACTCGATGCACGATCTGTGGTCGCAGTATTACTTGCTGGACCAAGGTAAGCGCCTCGGCTCAACAATATCAAATTTCAGAGCCAAGTATTGTAGGTCCTTCAGCTTCCCTGGAAGAGCATTTACAGTTTATGAAGTTATGGAAGAAGCTAAGGAAGCCATTGCGCAAGCGACGTCGGACATTACGTTCAGATTAGAAGCTTCGGATCATCTTGATATGCCAGAGCGGATACTAAATAAGATTGAATGCGCGCTACCAGCCGCGGCATATAAACAATACAAGAAGCTCGAAAAGGATTTAGTTCTAGACGCACAGAATGTGTCTGTGGCTAATGCCGGCGTGCTTAGTAATAAGCTTCGGCAAATTGTGCAGGGAGGTATATACGACGATGACCACCACTGGCATATATTGCACAAGGCTAAAATAAAAGCTCTACAAGAGCTTATCAATATTTCAAATGGCAAGAGTATTCTATGCGCCATTCAGTTTAAGGGCGAGCTAGAAATGCTGCGAGAAGAGTTTGGCGATATTCCAGTGATAGCTGGTGGAACCCCTAGAAAAGACGTAACTAAATTCATAGGCCAATGGAATAATCAAGACCTATCACTGTTATGTTGCCATCCGGCCTCCCTGGCACATGGGCTTAACTTGCAAACAGGTGGCCATATTATAGTTTGGTATGGCTTAACTTGGTCTCTAGAGCATTACTTACAATTTAATGGGAGGTTACATAGACAAGGACAAACTAACACAGTAGTAATTCATCATCTTGTGGCTAAAAATACAGTTGATGAAGTTGTAATGGACGCGCTGGAGAATAAACGTCAAGTGCAAGAGTATGTCTTAGATTACTATAAGAGGGCTACAAATGAAAGAGGTTAGTGTAAACTTAGGCGCTACGTTAAATATTGGAAATTACCAGTCTATCCGTGTAGACGTTGGCGCTACTGCGGCTGTAGATAATAAAACTCCTGATGAAGCTTTCGACGAAGCAAGGGCATTTGCCGCTGAAAAGCTTAATCAGGAGCTCAAAAAACTAAAAGCTAAATTCATGAAGTAAGAATACTGGGCTGTCTAAGCGAAATACTAGGCAGCCCTATTTATAGCCCTCATATTCCATAGAATAGTGGTTGCCATCACCCCATCGACCTCCCCAAGTTCCCCCAATCGATTCCCAGAATTCCCCAAAGACTTCATGGTCTTCAGTTTTATTCAAATACTTCCCATCCTTAAATAAATTAATATCGATAGCGAGTCGACGTTTATGCTGGCTGTGCGCAGCGCCATACCCTCCTTTAGAGCCGAAGGGGCCATGCACGCGAGGATCGCGATAAGCATCACCAAAAGTGCCTTCGTATCCTCTAGCATATATCATAAATATTAAACTACCTACCATTCGAGTAAATCTACGTTGGGTCTCACCAAGTGTTAGTTTCTTCATGCTAAATGTACCAAGTTAGGATTATTAAGAGCTTGTTGGCGCTTGGCGCTATTAGCCCACCAAGCAGGCCAACCAGCCACAGTTAGAATTCCGTGCGCGATTAAACCTGGAATATGAATCTTAGCTATCTTAGTAGTTATGCGTTCTAGCAAAGCATCAGCAAAGGCTTTACCTCGACCTTCAAATATACGAGTACCATCAGGTAACAATAGAAAGCCGTGTCGGTAATAAAAATCATGATAATACGAACCCAGCCCAAGATAGCTATCAGGCCTAAACCCTAATATCCAGGTAAACGTAGGCGATGATGCTAAGTCGGATATAAAATTCAAAGGCAGAAATAGCTCATACCCAGCTCCTTCAATTTCGAAGAGTAATATATACCCTGGATCATTACATATTCTATAATATATTTTTGGGTTTATAGCCAGCAAGCGGCGCCATAATGGTCTTTGCTTAGGCGGCAGCTGTTGGACTATAGGCATTTCTATTTTCATGGTTGTTTTATGTCAAAGAAAAAATATAGAAAAGCCAATACTAGCCCCAATACAATTGAAGCTAGTACAGTCTTAAAAGCCGACCACTTTGCTTCATTAAGATGGCGTACAAAAACTAAAAATTCTTCAACCGCTTGATGATGCTGTGTATGCTTACTGGCAAATCCTGGCTCATTACAGAGTGCGCAGCGCGCGCGTTCGTCCTTG